ACTGCATCAGCTGTAAAAACGAATTCATTTTTGCTTAATCTAGCTGGTACATCATCTGCTCGCTCTTTTCCACCTAAATCTACGAAGCCACCAGTCTCTCTATAGTCTTTTTCTTTACCACCTAGGTCAATCATTTCTTCTGCTACTTCAGTTTCCATGATCCCACCTTCTTGTTTACCAGGTCTTCTATACATTTTCATAGCTGCTTGAGGATTATAATTATATTCATCTTCATCTTCCCCCATAAGTCCACCGTTGAATGCACCTACTCTTACTGGATCTCCTCCACTGTAGTAGTCAAATCTATTATGTCCTGCTGGTGTAGTGTATCCAGGTACTGTTGATCCTGGTACTGGTCCACCATTAGCAGCCATCATAACTTCTTGTGGTTGCTCCATGCCTTGACCTTCTTCTTGCTGTTGCTGTTGCATGATTGCTTGTACGAATTGTTCAAAAGTTAATGTGCCACCTTGGTTTTTATATTTTACAAATTCTGCCATTAGCATTTGTTGTAGTTGTTCTTCTCCTGCACCACCACCATTAAGCAAACCAACTCTTCCACCGTCAGCTGCATAATAATTAGGTTGTACAAATTGTTTACCAGGCATAAAAGCTAATGTGCTTGCACCCGGATTTCTATAATGATCAACTGCCTGTGATCTTATGTCTGCAATACTTGAAGGAACTGAAGTCCATGCTTCTTCAACAACTTCTTCTTCATCATCTTTACCCATTAAGAATGGTAATGCTGTTGCTCCTGCGGCCGCTAATCCAAATGCATGTTTACCACTAAACTTTCCACTTTGCCACGGGTTTAAAAGTTTGTTAGCCCAACCACCAAGTGATTTACTTCCTAGTTGTTTTCCCATTATATTTCTAAGAAAACCTGCACCTTTCATACCTGAGAAAGGGCCTGCTCCCATACCATACATACCAAGACCACCCATTAGGGCCATCTTACCTATAGGGCTTTTAACAATTTTCTTAACACCACGGACAGCTTTCTTAACTAGCTTACCTAATCCATAATTTTGTCTTGGATCTTGTAGACTCCCTAAGCCGCCTTGTATTTGTTGGGGTTGTTGCATGTTTGAAATTGCCATAATTTTACCTTAATCCTACGTTTTACTTTGTTTTACTTAACAAATCAAGGGCTGGCATCTTAACTACTACGTCTTGAGCCATGTCCTCGTTCTTATACCCCTTGACTTCCCAGTCTTTTCTATCCTTAAAAACCTCGCCATTTTCCTTATGTCTATAAGTTAATTCTACTTCTGCATTTTTAATTTCCATTAGTCTATTTTCTCCTTTTTAATATTGAGATAACTAATACCAAATACTACCCCATCAGACACTGTCCCAGCTGTTGTATATTTCAACAACGTATCTCCCTCTAAGATTAAGGGTAATGTAAGTATTTCTACACTCGCTGATGTTGATAAAGATTGAGTATGAACTATCTCAAAAGCGTTATTTGTTATGGTTACTGTAGGTGTATTAGAACCTGATTTATTAGTAACCCTTAATGATCTAATAATAAATGTTTCATTAACAGCTGGTGATAGTAATGTAGCTGTTTCTGCTGATGTAGTTGTTTTCCCATGGAATCTATATTGATTTACTACAGCCATTATGCATCTAAAAAGAAGCTCTTAGCTTCTATCTCCTGTTTAACTTCGTCTTGAAACGTACTATTTAATTTTGTTATCACACCGTCAAGGTCCCTGACCAATGACTGTAAATTTTTTCTGCTGTATTCTTCTTCAGCTCTTGTTAATGATTGTACAATCTTTGCCATTATAATATATCTAGTAGTCCTCCGTATCTTAAACCTTCTCTCCTATCTTGTTCTGTACCTAGAACACTTGCGATACCACCAAGATTTAAATAAACTCTTCCACCAGTTGCCGCCCTAAAAGCATCGTGTTGATCTTTTGTCATTCCACTCGACCCATGTTGAGTAGCCCCCATATTACTTCCTCCAGAATATTCATTATCTTTATCTTGTTCATCACTTCCTTCGTAAGTATAACCTTTCGCAGTAGTAGATGGATCATGTATTGTAAAATTAGGTGTTCCACCGGCTCCTGCGTACTCATCATAGTCTCCAGTTTCTTTAAATTGTTGATCTGCAAAGTCCAGTTCTCTACCAGTCTCTTTTTCCCAAGCCGCTCTTTGTTTTTTAGCAACGTCATAATTACTTTTTAAAAAATTAAAATCTTGCGTAACTTGTCCATAGTGTCCTAATTGTGATTGCATATTTTTAGTCATGTTCATAAAGTCTTGATAAGCGGGATCATCTTCATCAACACCTACAATTGATCCAGTTTCGGCGTCCCATGTTAGACCTCTTTTTGCTGCACTCTTAGCAAGTGCGTCATTTAATTTATCAACTCGTTTTCCAGAATACTCTGCATAATTTCCAAAACCAGATCTAACATTAATACCAAATGGATCTTTGTTTCCCATTCCTGTATTAGGATCTGTGTAGCCCATATACATTTGTGTTAATGCTTGTTCAGGAACTGTAAACTTATCGTAGTATGCATCAGGCATCATTGTTGAAAAAAGCTTACCAATACCTAGAGGCATGTTCTTGGATCTTCTCTCGTCTAAAGTTGGAACTACAGGCATTTGTCCAAATTCACCTGTGGCAGCGTTTGAAATTTGTTTTAGATCTCTATTAATTGTTGGATAAGGTAATCCAAAAGAAGTTGTACCAGTCTGAGCTGCAATATAATCATTTAGATCGTCGTAATCGTATACGTTGCCAGCTTTTCCAGGAATATAACTACGAGTAAATTTAGGGTTATATTGTACTCTACCCATTTCACTTACAGGTCGTTGTCCTCCTCCAGTAAATTTATTAATTTGTTCTTGAATCCAACTAGGGTTTTCTAATCTCTTTTGTCGGTCTGCAATTGCTGTATTAAAATTAGCCATCGTTTTGTCAGGAGAATAATAAGTTCCACCGCCACCACTAGCTGCTGGAATTCCATAGCTGACACCGCCGCCACCGCCGCCACCACCGTCGCCTTCGGTAGGCCACTCATAATCTGTTGTTAAATATTTTTGTTGAGGTCTAAAATGAATTCCTGAATCGTATATCTTTTTATCTTCTCCTGTGTACCAAACCATTATCTTCTTCCTCCAGGATGTATGTCTAATCTAAATGTACCAAGTTTCCAGTCCTCTGATGTAGCAGTATTTGCAATCTTCATAGAAATAGATCTTGCTCTTAATCTTGTGTCTACTTTTGTAGTAGTATTACTTGTTGAATAATTTGTTGTTGTTCCAGAACTATTTGGATAATTTTTAGTCACAAAGCTAACTTGTGTGTTTCCTGTTTGAGTAATAAAATCAGGTAAAAATCTGCTTATTCTCATAATATATTCTCCGTCTCCTCTTAAGTCGGGCATTCCTACAACACTCCCTGTAGAGCTTTTCTTCTGAGTAATATCAAAATCACCAGATGTAATAGACCCTAGCACCGCTGTAATAACTCCACCAGCTACAATTTGATCGGTCCCTGTTTCGTGAGTATAGTATATCGTACTTCCGTCTGTATTACCAGTAACATCGAAAGACGCATTATCACTCTCATTATAATAAGTTGCATGAGGTTTGGAAAATACTGCGGAATCCACCCAAGCTGTCCTTGCTAGGGTACCTGTAGTCCAAATAGGGCGTTTAAGTGTAGAGTCTAAATAGTTATAGGTTACAACTCTATTCACAACATCTGATGCAGACGTGCAATAAAACCAGCTTATTTCACCGAATAGATTATTTAAACCTGCATTAACCAGATCTCTCGAGACTGAGTTAAGGTCGTCAAAAACAGCGTCCTCTACTAAACATGGTAATGATTTTAATTGACCATCATATTGAAAAAATCCATTTTCTGACATCCAATAAGCTGTACCATCAACCTCAATATTAGCATTCTTTCCTAATAATCCACAGTTAGTCCCTACCTGCTCAAATGAGAAGGTGAAAGGCTGGCCTACGAATTTCATCAGGAATAATGCTGTGTCTGTCCATACATAAATAGCATCCCTACCTTTGATAGCTCCCATAATCTTAGAGCCATCAGCGAGCCTTTGTGTACCTGCTGTGTTATTTGCTTTAACGGTATATGAATCCGATGCATCAATACTTTCTTGAGAAGAGAATCTTATAAACATATCATCTTGTGTTAATTGATCTCCAACAGTGGTTTCTGTTCCAAAGAAAACTAAGTGTCTGTCCGGAGTAGATACTAACACATGTCTAGATTTTGTAGGTGCATTTGGTATAATAGCTGCTCTTGTTGCTGTCGATCCCCCGCTTCCTGCATCCCACGAAAAACATGCTCCGTTATAAATTAATGCAATTAATTTTGTTCCATAGTTATCTAATATCCACATCCCTGGATCAATTGTATAGTCAGCAGAAGACGGATCACCCCAGGCAACGTACCCGGATATATTAGTAACAGTGTCTCCTGAACTATGACCTGCTTTAGTTGTACCATTTACTTCTCTAGCACCTCCGCTTAATATATTGGTAGTGGTATTATTATTTGTATAACTTATATCTTCTGAGCCAATTCTAATTTCTCCCGTTGCAGGAAAGGCAGAAGAGTTATTTAAAGGAATATCAGTTACAGTGTCATTAATAGTAGAAGCCAAAGTATTTGTAGAAGCACCTAAAGCTACACCACCCCATAGTGATGTTCCCCAACCGTAGCCTCCTAACTGTAAAGCCGGTCCTACATTATAATAACAAAGAATAGACGTCGAGCCTGCATTAGTCATGGGACTACTGCCTTCAGCCGTGTCCATTGTAATTGTAAAAGTTGTTGTAGTAGTAACAGAAGTTACCATAAATTTTTCATCTTCAAACGTGGCATCACTATAGGCTGATGTTCCAGGGACACTACTCACACTGTCAAACATAACTATATCATTTTCTACTAATCCGTGAGCCCCGGTACATGTAATAGTGACAACTTTTGAAGAAGCACTACTAGTAAAATCCGCCCCTGTTAATGTTGTTCTAATAGGGTGGATATCATAATAGGTCCCACCTGAATAAACATATAAAATTCTATTAGTTCCTATGGCTGCGTATTTAATCCCAGCGTTATTATCCCAATGGTGAATAGCTCTGCATGCACCAGTAAGTTTTGATTGACCGTTTTGTTGCCAGCCACCTATTTTTTCTGGTGTACCGTATCTAAACCTTACATTATCGCCATCATACCATTGCCCTTCAGCTCCAGTTTCTGTGACTTGTTTGTTAAATCCGGGGATAAAACCTAATTTTTGTAGCATATAAAAACCTGTTTATTATGACTTATATCAGATTGTAGGGGATTTCAATAGATTAAAGCAGAGGGATTCTGTGGTGGATCCTCCCCCTGCAAGCCTAGTGTGTAGACTATTTCTTAGGTAATGTAAAGCCTTTAAAATAAGCAGGTAAACCTATGAATGGTCTTTTATCAAATGCATTTTCTTTAGCATTTTTTGATCCTGCTTTATTATAATGTAAAAACACTTGTCCACAATCTTTCCCTGTAAATTCTTCTCGCCAATGTTCTAAATCACATCCAGAATATATAAGCATATCTCCTTTATCTAATGTAAGTTTAATACCAGCTTGACCTTTTTTACCTGTTGGGTCCAAATAGATTGGCCACGGATCACCACCTAGATTTAAAGTAGTTGATATTTCACATGAGTATCTATCCTTGTGTCTAGCTAAAACATCTCCTTTTTTATAAATTCTTGCATAAGAATATGTTTCACTTAATTTTAATTTTGTATATTTCTCCATTACAGGTTTTACTTTCTGTAATAAAGTTTCCATTACCATATCTCCATAATGGGAATAAGTATTAGGTACCTGCTCATCATTCCATACTCCCCAGTAATGAGTAAAGGGGGATATATATTTCTGATCAAATAAAAATCTTGCAACATTTCTTTTATTAAGAAAATAAGCAAAAGCAAAATCTGCTATTTCTTTTGATATAGCTCCTTTTAATACTGTATATTTATTATTTTTGAACGACATTTAATACTCCTTTTGGTATAGCTTGACAGTTAAAATGTATAAACCTGAATGGTTCATACCCCATATCTACAGAATACATATGCGGCATATACGATGGAAAGAAAATTATTCTTCCTGGTATAGCTTTATAATGTATTTGTGATGAGGCGTAAGTTATTTTTGATTTATCTTTTTCAGGTAAAAGATTCATCATATTTCCAGCTCTTGGGTCTTCAAAGACAGGCATCGATGTTTTTTCACTAGCCTTTAAAAAATAAAAACCGGACATGTGACCATTCCAATGAGTGTGTAAAGTATGGTGTCCACCACCTTTTTTAGCAAATTCTTGTACCCACATTTCAGTAGTAAATACTTCAAAGTTACTTAAATCAAATCCCATCTCATTTAATAAGTTATGTGATGTTGCACCTATGTAATCTTGTAATTGTTTAAAATTAGGGTCTCCTATTAATGTTGTTGAATGAAAAACATTTCCCATGTCTCCTTTATCACCAAATTTTTTATTTCTTTTATCTATTGTTTCTTTTAAATTTTTCTTGGACTCTTCTATGTATTTATCTGATACTTTATTTAGGTCATCTACAAATGCTGGCTGATCAGCAAACCATATAGGACATTTAAAATATTCTTCTAATCCTAATTGTTTAGGAAAAGATTTCGCACTCCCGCACGATATTTCATCTAATTTTTTTCTTGTCTTTTGTTTTCTAGCTTTTTTCTTTTTCATATTCTCCTTTATTTATATGGCCACCCTAAATTCCAGATAACCAGGCTATGTCTAGATCCTTTTTTAACTGGACATACCCTATGCCAAACAAAACCAGGAAACACTACCAAGGATCCTTTAGGTAATATCTCTTTACATTTAACAACATTTCTTTTTTTATCAGGGTCCAGATTTCTTAAATCAAATTCTAACTCACCACCTGTGTAATCCTTTGGATCGGATAGAGTTACTGTTACAGATAACTTTCTAATTTTACCATTTGATGGGTCACCTTGTTGTCTTTGATAAGGCCTATCCCAACCATCACAGTGCCAATCATAATACTGACCTTTATTATATTTTGTAAACTGACAGGCTTCGCTGAAGTCCCATTGAAAATTCCAACCAGCTGATGTATTAGCTTGATGAATGTATGGTTGTATCTCTTTATATATCCATCTATCATTCATCCAAACAATATCTGAATTTCTTTTCTTTTTTAAATCTTTAAGTTGTTTTTGATTTAATTTTTTTGGATCACCACCATAACCACCAGTGACTGCCATTTGATCTTGTAAAGATTTTCCATAACGTACAATGTCATCACAGATACGTTCTGGAATTACGGATTGAAAATACCAATAATAGTTTGTAAGTTGCATATGTCTTTATACATATGTTTTATCTTAATTTAAATAGAGAGTAAAGAGAAATTAAAAGAATTGATCTAGATCAATTATGCAAAAGTTATTGAACCTGATACTGTAAACTTAGCAGTTTTAGTACTACCTGGAGCACACGCAATTACGTTACATCCCGGTGCAATAGTTCCTGTGACTGCAGTAGGGTATCTAAGAATTACAATTCCTGAACCACCTGCTCCTGAAGTAGCGCCACCTCCAACTTGACCGCCGCCACCACCTCCAGTATTAACTGTTCCGGCTGTTCCTGACGGTCCGCCTGCGGGTGACCCTGCTCCACCACCGCCAGCTCCACCAGCTCCACCACAACCAGTATCTCCAGATCCACCACCGCCACCACCGTACGTAGTAGCTGGACCTAAAATATTATTTGGTGCTCCTGCACCTCCTGCTCCACCACCTGGCGCAGCACCAGCATTTCCTCCGGCAGCGGTAACTCCGCCACCTCCACCACCACCGCCTGGTGAGCCTCCATATCCAATTCCACCGGCACTACCTTGACCAGGAGGACTAGCTGAACCACCAGCACCACCTGTTCCTGAACCTTTTCCTGTTCCACCACCCCCAGATCCACCAGGTCCACCAACGACCGCCGTTGGACCACTTGCTCCACCAGCACCATAACCACCACCGGTAGCTGTTAGAGTAGTTATGTTTCCACTATTTTCTATAACTGAATCATCTCCTTTGATTCCACTTCCATCGGGGGTTCCTTTAGCGGCTGCACCACCACCAACTGTAATAGTATAACCACTACCTCCAGTAAATAAACTAACGGCAGTACCTCTTAAAGGAGAAGGTCCATAACCAGAAGCTTTATAACCTCCAGCTCCACCACCACCTCCAAAATAACTTCCACATCTACCACCACTTCCACCACCAGCGACTACTAAATAATCAAAAGTTAATCCCGAATCTGCTGTTCCATCGGGCCATGTTCCTTGAGACTTGGCTTGAAATGCACTTTGCATTGACCACACACCACTTGCTTT